AACAATATCGCCTACCCATGTATCTCCATGAATAAAATTAGCTACCAAGATGTTAACCACATCATCTTTCTTAGCAGCTAACTTAGTAAAGAAGTACTTGTCGGATCTATTCTCAAATGTTTTACGGCTTGCTTTAGTACGACCACCATACTTGAAGTAGTCATAATTTTTATTAGTGAAGTGTGACTTAAGTGCAAGGTAAATCTTAAAAGCGTTAAAAGCGTCCATTTTCAAAAAGATATCCTTGTTGCCTGATGTATCTTTCTTTCATTGTAGATTGTTCGCGCATCTTGTTCGTTTCTTCAACAAGTAGCTTAAATCCAATTGCTTCCATTACTCCTAACCAGTACTCAAATGGCATACAGTTTACATGATGATGGCCAGGTTGATTAGGCAGAGCATGTGTCATAGCAATATACTTGCATTGCTTAAATACTTCAAGAAAATTAGGCATAAAAGGCTTGTCTATATGCTCAACAAATTCAACACACCACCCTAAATGAAACTTATCAGTAACGTACGGTCCCTTTGCAAAATCGTGAATATCGATTCTATCTTTAATCTTATTCGATCTTTCTACTTTAAAATCACCATCTACACCCCGAACTGTAAGCCCCTTATCTAATGCAAGCTCTACCATCCCACCAGGACCACATCCAATGTCGATCATAGATTTAATATCAAATGCAGACATAATGTACGACAATGAGCCTTCATCAATATGAGTTTCACCTTCATGTCCTCCTAGATGAGAGGGTAGATCATCCGGATGCGTATAACGATTGTCAATAAATGTATATTTCATAAAGGCAACTTTCCACTTTTAGGTAAATAGTTAAGATCTTCAGCTTCTAGCTGTATTTTTGCTTTCATCTTTGCGCTGCCCTTAATTAAAGAAGCAGCAGTCTCGATTTCAATATCATTGTTTTGACAGTAAAGTAAAACTGCCTCAATATACTCTATATTTTTTTCTTGAACGATTTGTTCGATTTCGTTCATAAACTGTGTTGGTGACTTAATTGATTTAATGTCGAGACTATTAATTGCGGTAATTTCTTCTGTACTCATTTAAATAACAATAATCCTAGTAAGCAGGCTTGAACGAAAAACCCTGCAAAGTTAGTAAATATTCCGATCATCTCTTTAAGTATAAATGACCTTACAAACAATAGCAACAGCCCAGCCCATATAAAAGCTACTACATCAATAGACGGTAGAGCATCACTGGTAGCATTTAGTAGTGCTAGTAAAGAAGGAATAGTCGTGCTGTGAAGAACCATTATTCCTAGAATGCCTAAAGTATCTGCAGATACAATAGGTATACCTTTGTAAGCATTTACAACGTTAGACCAAATATAATTGCATACTGTCTTAACGCCAGAAAATAATTTACTTGTAAAAGATGTGTTTTCCAAATTTTGCCACCCTTACCTTATTCCACCTTGGATTTACATAATCGGCGTGATAGAATAAAGCTTCTGTTAAACTGGTTAATCTAAATCCCTCGAGATAAACTTTCTTTGCAACCTCATAGCATTCTTTATAAGCATCCTTATCTATTGGTCTCATTCTATGTTTTGAATCACAGAACCAACTAAATTGACATACTACTTTATCAAGAACGACACTTTTTTGATATACAACATCACAAATATCTTTAGGATACTGATTGCTATTGGATCTATTAATAGTAACTTGTGCTACACCAACTTTTCCTTCAAATGGTTCATGTGCAGCTTCCCTATAAATATTTAAAGCAAGGCAATCTAATTGCCTTAGCTTTGAGCTTGCCTGCTCTACTTTAATACCTTCAAACTTACTTTGCACAACACCTTTTACTTCATATGCAGCTTTAACAAATAAAGTAGTAGCAGCAAGGCATAATCCGAAAACGGTTATGCCTACTATTACTTGTGGCTTCATTGTTGTTGTAGATCCTTTTTAACTAGATATACGTAAGTATATGCGTTTTGTTTAGAGATGCTAAGTTCTTTCTGTACTAGCTCAATAACGTACTTATCGCCTTTATCTTTATTATCAATATAGATTTGTTTTGCAATATTACGTTTATTGCCTTTCTTAGCGTATACCTCTACAGGCTCTTGTTCAGCGCTATTAAACGCGTGAGGGCCAAGCATATCTGTAATAGCTTTTACCCTACTATTTGCTTTCTGAATAATAACCTCAATGTTAGGTGTATCTGTAATCATAGATTGTTCTACTGATGTCATAGCAAAAATATATGCCTTTCTTGTATTTGTAAGAGGTGTAACGCCGAACCTTTTCAAGATGACGTTAGCTGCATGAAGAGGATCAGATTGACTGTCTAGATGCTCTCTTACTAGCTGAATAGCTTTATTAACAGAAGTTGTTCCGTCAATGCCAAACTTTTTGAGAACTTCTTGTGATAGTGTCATGTTAGCTCCTAAGTGTAGTTATTATACACGTTAGGAGCAAATAAGTCAACTGTAAAATTTAATAAGTCTTGCTTTAAGTTCGTTTATGTAGGGTGCGGTTGGTTCTATAAAGATCTGAGGATCACCTGATTCGGTTGTGATGACAAGACACAGTTGTTCAAACTTAATATCATACATTTCTTCAGCCATTATGCTGTAAGCAGTTGTCTGAAGAAAATAATCAATAATCCACTCTTTATTCTTTGGGCTCGCTGATGTTTTAAAATCGGTAATAGTGCTCAATCCATTAATCTTACATAACACATCACAGGTACCTGCGACCTTAAGACTGTGAGAAAAAAGGGGTAGTTCGACTCCGTATAAAGTCTCTATCTTTTTATCAAGAAAATCTTTTATTTGATTAAAAAGAAAAGTTGTTATTGGGTTAGCACCTGAATCGTATCTCTCATAATTAAGCAAATAATGCTCACAGATTAAGTGTAGCGATTGTCCACGTCTTGAGGATCTAGCAATAATTTTTTTTGCTTCTTCTTCCCCAACTCTTTTTTTCCAAGCATCTAACCCGCTTTTATCTGATGTTTTGCTTAGTACGGTAGTAATGGAAGGATACCTGCTACCCTTAAATGAATAATTCCTTCCACTACTACCATCTTCTCTTAAGAGATCATATCTACTTAACAGATCATGTTTAAAAAAGTGCGTTCTATCGGGTTGCGTAATCTTCATATTTAATTTTAGCCATAATGTAATCTTTTACTAGACTAGATCTAACAATATCATCAACAGTAAATTCAATCCTAGTAAAAGCACCCATATGATAAGCTATATCAAAGAATTTTAATAGACCTGACTTATCATTATTTTTCTTTAAATCGCACTGCCTGTAGTCACCACACCAGATAATTTTAGACCGGTGACCAACTCGAGTCATGACTGTATCTATTTCTTCAAAGTTAAGATTTTGCACTTCATCAACAATAATAATTGCATCATCAAAGGACATGCCGCGAATAAAAGAAGTAGATATAAATTCAATATGTCCCTGTTCAGTAAGACGTTGATAAGCATCCTTTCTCTTAAAAAGAGATTCACAGATTTGAAGATAGGGTTGTTGAAAGATCTCCATTTTTTCGCCCACATCACCGGGAAGATGTCCGATCTCTCTAGATTGAACTGCAGACCTTACAATGATGATCTTATTAAAGGGATTACTTTTATCTAGAAGTTCTTCTAGTGCTTTGTATAATGCAATAAAAGTTTTGCCAGTTCCTGCTACGCCATGTAATGCTATAAAATAATCACCTTTAGAATAGGCGTCAAAGAATAATTTTTGATTTTGTGTAAGAGGTGAGACGTGTTTTAAGTCATCAAGTCTAATTTTTAGTGTTGAGTTTTGTGGTCTTTCGCAATCGTTATTTACAGAAGCTAGTTGTAAATTATTATTAGATCTTTTTGCCATGTTACTCCTTAAAAATCATTAATTGTACTACCCCTATGATGATTTTTCATAGTTTTAAGAAGGTCTCTAAACCCAGAAGCTGGTTTAAGCAGACCTAATCTAGCAGGATCGCTAAGACCAGGCGACCCCATTATACGTTGCTCTAAGTGAGAGTTATTAGATTTAAATTCATCGAGCTTAGATATCTGTAGAAAGTATTCTTCTACAGAGTCAGTATTTTTATTATAAAAGAAATAGGTAGGCATTACTTTTTAGCTCTAGGTTTCCTAGGTTTAGCAATAGCCTTACTTTTCGTAGTTTCAGGAGGAACAGCTACAGGTTTTTTAACCTTAGGTTGAGGTTTTGCTTGTTGAGGTGTAGCAGTTTCCTTAATTGTAGGCCGTACTATCTCAACAGGCGCTGGAACTGGTGTAGGTACTGGCTCTTGCACTGCTATAGGAGTATCTTTTACGGGTTCAGAAATAACTGGTTTATTTTCGTAAAGCTTAAGAGCTTTTTCATTACTAGCTCTAACTGGCCCGTCTAACGGATGTTTCTCGTTAATTGACTCTTTAGATGGTTTAAAAAAGTCCTTAATCCGTTGCAAAAAGTTAGTCATTATAACTCCTAAAATTTTTCTTCTAGTGAAATGATTTTTGATACATCTTTAGTTTTTAGCACGTTATCTATACGTCGTAGTCGCTTATTTTTCATGCCTGTTTTAATCTTTTTTTCACCACGTACATTATACTCATCGCCGTACGTGTTAAACTTATGTAAGGTCTTACTCA